AGCGGGCGAGCGTCGCGCCCGGCCGCGGGCCGGGCCGGATCACGGTCACGCCGAAGCCGCTGTTCGAGCCGTAGCGCCGCCTCGTGGTCGAGCACGGCCTGTAGCTCCTTACCGGCCGCGCTCAGGCGTCGCTTCTTCGAGGTCTTCACTGCGAGCCTCCGGCGCGTTCGTCGGGCACGCGGATCGTGTAGCCCTCACCGCTCGCCTCGATCCGGGTGCGCTCGGCCAGCGTGAGCACGTCGGCCACGATCTCGTCGCCGGGGCTCGCCTGCTTCACCATCAGGCCGATCACGACCAGCGCCATGTGCGCGCGCTCGGCGCGCTTGTCGCCCGGGGTGAGTCCGATCGAGACCTGTCCGGCGATCGCCAGTGCGAGCCCGGGGTCGATCTGCCCTCGTGACCTCACGCCGGCGCTCCCTCCTCGACCAACGGGTCCTCGGCCTCGACCGCGACCGCGACCTCACGCTGCATCACCTGGACCGTGATCAGGGGAGCCTCGAAAGCATCGTCGGGCAAGTCGAGCCGCAGGCGGATCACCGCCTCGTCGTAGTCGAGCCTCGGCCGGTGGCGCGCGACACGACGTGCCGTGACGTTGCCGTTCGAGGCCTTCTTGAGCACGAGGTAGCAGCGAACGATCACTTCACGCGCCGCAGGTCAGGTCTCTCCGACTCGCGCAGCAGCGTGTCGACGTAGTCGGCCTCGGCCTCGCAGATCGGGCAGCCCGGCGTCCAGGCCTCGTGCCCGCAGAGCGGTTCGTGGTAGGCCGGGTGATCGCGCGGGTCGTCGGCGGCTTGCAGGATCAGGAAGCCGATCAGCATCAGCAGCGCCCACACCGCGACGAGCAGGGTCACGATCGTGAACAGGCTCATCGCTTCACCCTCGCGTCGAGCATCCTCTCGACGGCACGGGCCTGAGCATCGTCGCCGTCGCAGGCGGCCAGGAGTCGGACGAGTCGCTTCCAGCGGACGTCGTTCACGCCGTGCTCGCCTTCGATCGAGGAGGGCGACGTCGACGCCTCGCCTTTCGCGTCCAGCGCACGTCCTCGGCGAGCTCGTGGAGCTCCTGGTAGGGAACGTCGAGTACGCCGGCGAGCCGGACCAGCATCTCGTCGCTCGGGACGACGTTGCCAGACTCGTAGTGCTCGATTGACCTGGTCGCGACGCCGATCAGGGACGCGAGCTGATGCTGCTTCTTGCGGCGCTCGATCCGGGCGTCTCGAAGGCGGTCGCTGAGTGGCGTCCGACGTGCCACGAGGACGGTGTCTTAGCACGACCGAAACCCGCCTGTAAAGTGCCCGGATACCCACCCGAAGCGTGACCCGAAGGGGTCAAACGGTCGGGTTTGTGCTTGAATCCCTCTGCCGCCCTGAGCTCGTCAGCGACCGGGGGAGGGCGCTCGTGACACGCAAAAAGATTTCTGAGGAGGGGGCACCGCATGCCGCATTCGCGGAGCGGCTGCGCTCGATTCGGATCGCGCGCGGCCTGACCGTCAAGGAGCTCGCCCGCCGCACCGGGATCGCCGTTCGCTCGATCGAGCGGTATGAGTCCGGGATACGTCGCCCGCGCACCGCCCTGCCGGCGCTCTGCCTTGAGCTCGACGTCGACCCGCACTGGCTGCTCACGGGCGAGTACCGGCTCGGGGAGTTTGGCGAGGTCCTGGCGAAGCTCGAAGGACTTGAGCTCGCGATTCGCCAGAGCGGGGTGATTACCGACCGCGAACTCGAAGTCCTGCGCGGAGAAGTGCTCGGGCTGCGTGCCGACGTCTCGAGCCTGGCCGACTGGTTCGAGTCGTTGGAGGATCGCTTCAAGGCCGAGGGGCTCGGGCCGAACGCGGCCGACGGCAAGAAGCGACGCAAGCGGATCGCCGACCGTGGATGAGGGCTCGCTCGGTGAGCCTAGCCTCGATCGCTAGCCCCACTAGCCCGGAGGCTAGGCTCACCCGGCGAGTATCAGGTGACGCTCAGGAAACGCAGTGCCGACTCGATCGCCCGGCTCGCACGCCGCGCCGCCCGGGTCGCCCTGTGCACGATCTCGCGATCGCTCTGCAAGTGCATGACGGTCTCGGCCAGGTGCATCCGGTTGCGCTCACCCCGCGCGCGCAGGTCGGCTTGCAGATCGGCGCCGACCGCGAGCGTCGGCATCGTCGTGCCGTCCGACCTGGCCGTCGACGCCACCGTCCCGAGCACGTAGGGCTCGCCGTTCAGTCGTACGACGACCGAGCGGTAGGTGAGCTCACGCTCACTGCCGGCCTTCGTCAGCAGCAGCGTCGTGCCTTCGAGCTTGCCCTCGATCGCGACCACGCTGCGCGCATGCAGGATCGTCGCGCGCTCGCGCTCGGGGTGCAGCGGGTCGATCGAGAGCCCGATCAACTCGTGCGGCTCGTACTCGATCAGGTGTGCCGCGGCCGGGCTGATCGCGACCGTCCGATGCTCACGGTCGATCAGCCAGAGGGAGCCCGGTGAGCTCGAAACCAGGCGCGCAAGGTCAGCCTCCTTGCGATCGCCAGTCTTCACCGCTTCCCCCACCTTCGACAGCCTTTCGCTCCGGCCGCAGACTGCCCTTCGCGCTCCCTGCCGCGCTCCCCACGACGGCCGGGCGAGCGTACCACTTCGTAACGTTCCCTCCAACGGGTGATCCGAGTCAACGGGGCGCGGTCTAAAGAGGGGAGGGCGACGGGGGCGCGCCGTGGCGCCGGCGGCACGGCGGGGCAGCGCGCCCCCGTCCAGGGTACGCCTCTCCGAGAAATGCCGAAGGGCCGCTTTCGCGGCCCTTCGTGAACACCGGCTAAGTGCCTGCCGACGACTATGGCAGAAGCGGCGGACGGACGACCGCGACCAGGTCGGTGCGGTAGTAGAGCTCGACCGAGTAGGGCGCAGCTTCCGAGCCGTGCGAGCACCAGCGCGAGGAGTCGGCATCGCCGCCCTGGTAGCAGGTGACGACGTGCTCGGTGTCGCTCGGCGAGTTGCCGTAGATCGCGAGGTCGCCGACCAGGTAGTTGGGCGAGCAGCGCGGGTTGTCGATCAGCGTGCCCGTGTAGCCGTAGCCGTTGTAGCCCGAGTCGTTCGGATCGGGGACGGCGATCCCGGTCTGCTTGCGCGCCCAGTAGTAGACGCAGGTGGCGTGCTCTGAGCAGTCGGCGGTGAAGCCCGGCTCGGGTGCCTTCCCGAGCGCCCGCATCGGGCGGTACTGCTGGTAGTGAATCTGCGGCTCGCTCGCGATCGAGCGCCGGCAGTAGTCGCTCATCGCGTTCCTGATCTTCTGCTTCTTCTGGTCGGCCGTGTCGCCCGCCGGGACGACCGGCTTCGGCGGTGGCGGTGGCTTGTGGTCCTCGTCCCAGGCCTGCTGGTAGTCCTCAAGCAGGTTCTCACTGGTCGCGTCGCAGATCCACTCGCCGGCGTGCGGCGAGCCCTCCGGCACCTTGCCGTACAGGAGTGCGTGGTAGCTGCGCTCGTTGAAGGTGCCCGAGCCGTCGCCGGTCCCGAGCGCATCGCGCAAGCCGTCGACGCCCGGGCCGCTCCCGGTCGGGCCGGTCGCGCCGTGGGCGAAGGCATCGGTGTAGTCGGTCGAAAACTCCTGCCACTTCCAGAAGCCCGAGCGGCTGACCATCCGCTTGATCGCCTTGACGTCCTTGCCGTCCGACTGCGGACCCTGCTTCGGGTTGTCGGGCGCGTAGAGGGTGCGCGTCAAGCGCGAGTTGTTGTGCGGGCGCGGGCCGGGTCCGATCACCCACTGCAACGGCGTCGCGGCCAGCGGTTCGACGTCGAGCTGGACGGGCTCGGGAGTCCAGATCCGCGGCACGCCGCGCAGCCGCGCGCGCGCATCGAGCAATTCCCAAAACGCCTCAAGGATCTCGGGGTCCCAGTGCGGCGGCTCGCGGATCGCTGAGAATCGGTCGCCGACCTCGGGCGGGTGGATCGCCTCGTGTGAGCTCATTCGCGACCTCCTGAGAGCCCGTCTAGCGAGCCCGGTTGAAGGTGAGGGTCAGTAGTCGCGGCAGGTCGTCGCGACGCGGGAGGCGGCCGCTCAGCGCCTCGATTTCGCTCGAATCAAGCCTTGATCAGGCAATTCGCGACGAAACACGGCTGCACGTTGTTGTGCGCGCCGTCGCCGCCGTCGAGGGAGATGTCAAGCGCGGGGATCGGCTGCGCGGGGACGACCAGCGCGGGCACGGCATGCTGATGAGCGGCGCCGTTCGGCTGGTCGGTCCAGTTGGCGGCCATGTTGATCCGATTCGGGTAGGCCGCTGGGTCGGGTGCGGAGCCGTAGGATGCGCCGCCGCGCGCGTCCATCAGGAAGCCGACGTTCGCGGTCGACGTATGCGAATGGTTGGCGTTGCCGCTGCCGGTCGTGCCGGCGTTGGTCGAGTGCGCGGCCAGCGTGCCCGCGCTCGTCTTGCCGCCGTGTTGATGCTTCGGCATCTCGCCGACGCTGATCACGTGCGACTCTTCGCCGACCTTCGCGCCCAGCGTGCGTGCGCTCAGGCCGGGACCGGCGCCCGCGCCCATCGGTGAGCGCCCGCGCGAGTCGGGCAGGTTGAAGGTGGTCGAGCCGTCGCCTGCGCCGTGCTGGGTCCCGATCTTCGCGTAGAGGGCGGCATAGGTCGTGCGTGAGACGGCCCGGCCGTCGCACAGGAGCCAGCCGGGGCACTGCGTGTCCTCCGAGCCCGCGGCGACCGCGTAGCCGACCCACTTGAGATCGCCGGGCAGCGGTTGTGCCGGCGTCGCCGCCTGCAATTGCGCGAGCACGACCTCAAGCCGGTCGGCGAGCTTCTTCACGTCGACCGGAACATCGGCCGGGTCAGTCTCGGCCGGGTAGGGCAGTAGGAAGGTAGGCGTGGTCGCGCCCATCCGGGGCGTCCTCCTCTCGATCGCTGGTCGGCTGCTAGTGGCCGGGCTGGTCGGTCAGCGCGCCGTTGTAGGTCTGGTAGTCGCTCGCGAGGGCGGCATAGCTCGCGTGGTCGGCCTCGAGCGAGAGGTAGTCCTGCCCCACGAGAGTCTGGAAGGTGAGCGTCAGGCCGGCGGGCTTCTGCGACAGGATCGCGTTCACGGTCGCGCTCGGGTCGGGCGTCTCGGCCGTCAGCGTCTGCACTCGCAGCGCGTAGGGATCGCCGGCATCGCGCTCGCGCAGGGTGACGGTCTGCGAGCCGGTCAGGGTCGCCGCGGCCGCGGCTGCAAGCGCGGCCGGCGTGCCTCGCTTCCAGCCGTCGGTGGCGAGGATGCGAGCGCGTTGCGCGGCCGGCGTTGAGTCAGGGAGCAGGCGCACGCCGACGAACTGCGCGAGCCAGGGCAGGGCTTCGTCGGGGCAGCGGTTGAGGTCGAGCAGCGATGACCAGCCTGGCCCGTCGGGCGAGTCGCGCTCGATCTGGTCGAGCTCCTGGTACATCGTCCCGATCGCGTTGCAGAGGATCAGCAGCGCCCAGCCGTTGACCGAGTCGAGTCGAGCGAGCGGCGCGAGCGAGACGTAGAGCCGATCGGCGAACGACTCGGGGTCGAGCTCGGCCGGCGGCTCATCGCCGAGGTCGCGCTCGCCCGCTTCGATCGGAAGGGTGAGCCCTGCCCTCACGACTCCTCCTCGGCAGTGACCGTGAAAGTGCCCGCCTCGGGCAACGGCGCGACCCCGGGCATGACGACGTCGCTCGTGCCGAAGGAGCCTCCGGCCGCGCGGATCTCCAACGAGGAGATGTAGTGCACGCCCTCGACCTCGTTGACCGCCTGCGAGACTTCGAGCCAGCGTACGGTCGGCGTGTTGATCCAGGAGCGCCCGCTCGTGTCGCCGTAGGGCGGCACGCCCCAGGTGGCCGGGTTGAGGTAGTCGCTCAGCGCCGCCTCGATCCGGCTGGTCACTTCGTCGGCCTGGTAGCCGGGATAGGCGACCACGTCGACGGTGACGTCGATCGTCGTGTAGGTCGGGTCGACCACGAACACGAGGAAATTGACCTCGCGCATCGACTGCAGGAGGTCATCGACCTCCTGCTTGACCTCGGTCGAGCACGGGTTCCCGTTCGCGTCCACGACTGCGACGGTCACGCAGCGCGGCGCGTTGGCATCGACCGGCGGGCCGGGATCGTAGAGGTCGATCGCGGTCGCGCGCGCGACGCCCTCGATCGACCGCTGCGCGAGCGTCGCGAAGTCCTGCGGCAGGATCGGCCGCGGCGTCAGCAGCGTGAGCAGGTCGCTGAGGCGATCGAGGTAGGCATCGGTCGTCTCGGCGTCGACGCCGCCGCTGGTCGGCCCGTCGAGCACGACCGTGTCGATGAAGTCGAGCGGGTCGAGCATTTCGACTTCGCCGGTCAGGTTGCTCGCCGCCGCCCCGGCCTCGATCGCCCGGATCGTGATCCCCGCGGCGACCGTCTCGCCGGGCGGGATCGTGAAGTCGCTCACGACCTCGAATGCGAACGTGTCGGTCGAGCTCGGGGGAGCGACCCCGACCAGCATCCCGGCGTAGACGGTGTAGCCGGCGGCGTCGATCGCCGTCCAGGTGGTCGTGCCCGTCGCCTGCGTCGCCTCGTAGGGCGGCAGGCCGAGGATGGATGAGCCGTAGAACTCGAAGATCGAGTCGGGCACGAGCGCGGCGAGCTCGCGAAGCTCTCCGGCGATCTGCGCCAGGGACTCGATCAGCCAGGCCTCAAGGTTCCCCGGCGAGGGGAGCCAGCCGTCGACCTGCTCCTCCAGGTAGGTGAAGGCCTCGTCGGCGAGGTCGGTCGGATCGGTGTCGATCGGGACGGGGATGTAGGTCACGGGCTCACTCCTCGGTTCGGACCGTCACCTGCACCTGGACGTGAGCGATCAACTCGTCCAGGGCATCGGGGTACTCGCTCAGCAGGAGCTCGGCACGCGGCTCCCAGGTCTCGACCGCTCGCCGGATCGCGCCCACGTCTACCGCCGGCGACGAGAAGGCCGGGTCCTCGATCCCGAACTCAGGGAGCTCGACGCGGTAGCCGAGCGGGCAGAGCAGGATCGCCAGACAGCACTCGGCGATCTCCTCGACCGAGTCCTGCTCCACGACCGCCGCCTGCGGCCCGCCGAAGCGGAAGGGGAGGTCGAAATGCGGCAGGTCGGTCATGCGACTCGAATCGGCCAGACGCTGATCTGGCGCCAGCGGACGTGGGCGGTGCCGCCTAGCCCGACCGCCTGGTACTGCTGCGTAAGCGTCCCGCCTGCGACCGTGCCGGTGTTCACGCCCTGGCCCTTCGCGGTTACGGCGAACCCGGTCTGAGTCATCGCCTGCGCGATCGTGGAGTCGTTGATCTCCAGCGAGCCGTTCGAGATCGTCAGCTTCGCCTGCATCGTCCCGGCCGCGGTCTGGCCGGAGATGTAGAAGTCGCAGACGTGCTGCGCGAAGTAGTCGCCCGATCGCGGCAAGGTGACCGCCGCCACAGTGGCAGCGTTGACGTAGCTCGCGCTCTGCGTGAACGTCTCGTCGGTCGCCACGCCGCCGCGCAGCGGCCCGCCGCCGATGAACTTCCACTTGAAGCTCGGCTCGCTCGGGTCGTAGCAGAACAGCCAGTAGGCGTTCGTCACCGGCAATAGCCAGAGGTCACCGGCCTGCGGTGAGGCGGGTGGAGCCGAGCCCGTGTGCCACTGCACATCGCGTCCCTCGACTCCGGTTTGCCAGACCGCGGCGCCGCCGGCCGTGCGGTAGAACTGCCCGTTCGCCCCGGGAGTGACGGCCGGTCCG